TAAAGCCAACAAGCAGGAGAGTAAAAAGCAATGAACGACGAACTTTTATTGGAAATTGAAAGCCAGAAGCATAAAATGTTTGCAGAAGGCACAAAAGATACTAAGCCAACCCATGTTGAAATAGCAGGCGCAATAAACAAAAGAGGCTTTCTCGTTTATAATCTTGAAGTTTTTCATGATGACATGATGGGTTTTTGGCGGTTTATTGGGAAAATAAAAAAGCTAACCCCCAACCAAGGGGAATGACAATGAACGACAACGAACTGAAACAAGCAGAGCAGATTAAAGACCTTGAAGGAATTGTGGATTGTTTCACGATAAACGAAAGTGCTCTTGACGTTTACATAAAGATAAAGGCTTATACTCAGAAATACAACAAGCCTGACCCCGACAAGGAATTGAAGGCGAAATTAAAAAGGTTTCAAGAGTGGTTCAAAAATGGAAAGTATTCACATGCGCAAGAACATGATATGAATGTCGCTTTTGGAAAAGCTAAATTCTTTGGCATCCTAGCCACCGCAGAACACAACAAGGCCGAGCGAGTGAAGGGGGCTGTGGAGTTTGCTGATAAGTGCGTTGATTTTTACAGTGTCTGGGAAACTTCCAGCAAAGATTCTAAGATTCCAGTCATAGGTGTTGCGAATTATCTGTCCAAACTCAAAGCCCAATACCAAGCGGAGGCACAATGACAAAAGACGAACAGCTTGAAAAACGAGTATCTGAATTAGAAAAAGAGGTGAAATCTCTTAAAGAAATAATTCAAGGGTTAAACAATCAAACTTCTGTTTTAGAGCAGAGAACCATGCCGTTGATAGTAGTGGGCGAAAGTCCGAACCTATTGCCGGGTCAAACTATTAATGATATTTGAGGCCCCAATGAAATCAATTGACGAAAAGAAACGGGTGATAGTTGAAAAGGTTATGGGGTTTACGGTAGTTTCCATACCTGAGACTTTGTTGCCAGAAAAGATTTACACTGAATGGTATGCTTATCCTGGATTCCCAAAGAAAGCCGGGCTTTACTGTAGGGTGTCTGAATACGAGCCGTGGAAAAAAATAACCGACTTCATAGAGGTTGTGAGAAAGCTGGATAAACCAACCGCTGAAACCTTAGATATTTACTTACAGGACAACACAGCTTACGGAGACATTCATATTGCTGATTTTAACTCTAGGGGGTTGATTCTCTGGTACATAGACAACCGGGCTATTGTAATGGACGCTGTAGTGGACTTGGTAGAGGGGGAGAAATGAATATTCTTATTGCTTGTGAGTATTCGGGCGTTGTAAGAGATGCTTTTATAAAAAAGGGTCATAATGCGTTGAGTTGTGACTTACTGCCTACGGAATCACCAGGGCCACATTATCAGGGTGATGTAATAGATGTTTTATATGATGGCTGGGATATGATAATAGCCCACCCTGAATGTACATTTATTGCAAATTCAGGCGTTCACTGCTTGCACAAAGACAAGTCCCGCTGGGATAAATTGGATTGGGCTTGCGCTTTTTTCAATTTGTTTCTTGAGCACCGATGCCCCAAAGTTTGTATTGAAAACCCCGTTCCCCATAAGTACGCTATCGAAAGATTTTACCAAAACCAAAAATACACGCAAACAATACAGCCTTGGCATTTTGGCGAAGATGCAAGCAAAAGGACTTGTTTGTGGTTAAAGGGATTGCCGAAACTAACACCTACAAAAATCATAAAAAAAGATAAGTATGCTAATCAGACCCCATCAGGACAAAACAATTTAGGCCCATCAAAAGACCGTAAAAAATTAAGGAGCAAGACGTATCAGGGCATAGCAAACGCAATGGCTGACCAGTGGGGTATTTTATGAGGAAAAACATTAATAAACAAATTCTCGAAACAGGTCTGTACTGGAAGGAAAAGTCAGTTAAACTGGAGGCTGAGTTAAAGAAAAATAGTGATGAGCTTTATAAACAAATTCAAATAATGGAAAAGTGGATTTTAAAATCTGCGGAAACAGAATTTCAACTTAGAGCCAGCAGGGCAGAGGTGAAAGCCTTAAGTCTAAAATTGCAGAGAAACTTCTCACCACCCCCAACCGGAGAATGATGATAATGAAACTGCCATTAGATTGTATAAGTGGTGTATTCAGAAAGGGTGAATTTATCACTCAGGACGGCTTTTTGTTTGTAATCACAAAAGTAAAAGACCCACACAACTTGACTATTAAGGATTATATCAGCCCAAGATACAGAGGACTTTTAATTTAGCGGGGACCCCATGACACCAACAGAGCAAAAACAAGCAGAGCAGATTAAAGACCTTGAGATAAAGATTTCTGTTCTAATCGCAAAAAACGACAGATTACATGGTGAAATTGATGAAAAGTTTTCTGATATAGACAGAGAAATTTTGATAATAAAAGAACCAACCTCATAAACAACACCAGAGGAGTAAGATGAAGCCCATATCTGATCTTAAAAAAGTGGTGATCCCAATGAGCCCTGAAGCAAAGCGGGATAGTCTGCAAAAAAAGGACTTAAGGGGCAAGAGTAAGCCCAAAAAGAAGCCAAAAGGGCCAAAAGAGCAGGTAATTCAGGCACAGGTTGAAGGGTATCTAAGACTAAAGGGCATCCAATTCCTGCATATTCCAGATGTAGTATACAGAATGTGTTCCCCACTAAGCAGGATACCAGTATGGGACAAGCGCACGATAAGCCAGTATTTGAAGGGTGTTCCAGACCTACTCATATTTACCAAGGAAGCAGACAAACAGGCTAATACATGCCTTATATTGGAACTGAAGCGCAAAAATGGCAAGGCCAGGGATTCACAACTGGCATGGCATAAGGGGCTCAAGGTTTTTGTACCCCAGAGCTTTGAAGAGGCTAAAACCATAATCGATGAGGAAACAAAATGAAACTAAAACAAGACGTTACAATGAACGGAATCAAACCAGAATTAGTATTAGGCTTAATGGTAGCTGATTCAATATGGAAGAAATACGGTGAGGAACTGGTAATAACCTCAATCACTGACAGCAGGCATAGCAAGAACTCACGGCATTATATTGGTTTGGCTGCCGATCTACGTACACGCTACTTTGACAAGCCTACAGCCCTTAGAGTGGCCAATGAATTGAAAACTGAGCTTGGTGATGAGTTTTTTGTCTTACTGGAAAGCACACACGTTCATATTCAATTTAATGGGTCGGTCGGATAATGTACGACTGGCACACAACCTGTTTATACTACAAGATTAACTGGGTAATGATATGAAAAGACCGCATGCGTTTGAGTGTTCTTGCGAAGATTGCCATGAGTGGCTAGAAGTTCATTATAAACGATTGAAACGATTATCAACTAATCTTATGCATAAATGGCATGGTGACATATCAATATTGGATGTTAAAGAAAAAAGTCACATAAGAAAGCGTCAAATAATGCTTGAAATTGAATTATTTATCAATGAGGAATGACTATGGATGAGAAAACCAGAACAATACTGAAAAAGTTATTTCAAATCAAACGTAGAACCAAAAGAAAGCTCAAAAATCACCCTGAAGAGATCAAAGCGACACAGTTAAAAGCCATCAAAATCGCACAGGATAAGGCTAGAAAAGAGCAAAAGCGGGTAATAAAGGCAGTAATCCAAGCGCAAAAGAGTGCAGAGATACAGAGAAAAGCAGTTTATAAATTGATTTGAGTTATTTGAGGCACTATTTTGAAAATAAGTGAAATAAATCTCCTACTCGTGCTACATTGTAGTATATTAATAGTATAATGATTAACACAAACAAAGGAAACAAAATGACAAAAGCGCTTTGGGAAACTAAAAATTTAGAAGTTTACATCCATGACGGAAAAACACCCAACAGTTACAATAATGGAATGTTGGTTTGTTCAAAACAACCCAATAGCCCCTATGTTTTCTGTATCCCGCCAGAAGAATTAACAGTGTTGGTGGCCTGATGGGTGCTGGTTTTAATATTGAAAAAATAACTGTGAAGGGATTTGATTACTGTTTAACTATAAAAAGTTCTGATGATACTATTAAAATGGAGGTTCCAATCATCAAAGAGGCGTTTTTTGCGTTGCTATGTGTGGCAGAGAAGCATGAAAGAATCGAGAACACCCCGGATGCAGGGTGATTTATGAAAGCTGAACAATTTCCATTATGGAAACAGTTGAAATATTTTGTCGGGCCTTGTTTGACTGTGTTTTATTGGAAGGCTGTTTGGCAGTGGCGTTTATTCGGGAACAGTGAGCGCCATCATTATAATAGTACCTTATACTGGTGTAAAGGCGAATACTGGAGAAAGAAAAAGGAATATCCTAAATGAACTTTAAACAAACCCGCACCTCACTAGGCTACACACAAGCCAGCATTGCCCCACTTTTGGGGCTTTCACTTCGCACAGTACAGGCTTATGAAGCTAAACCAGGGGCACCCAACCACCGAACCCCTTCACGGTCTGTTTTAATGCTACTGGAAAAATTACCTAAGATGGGGGGAGTATGAAAGAAGAAGATAGGCCGGGACTAGATTTGAGAATTGCTTTGTGTGAAATTGATAATGGACGTTTTGAAGATATAGTACACGCTTTAAAAATAACAGATGCTTGTACTAAATGTGCTTATTGGGATAAAACGCTATCAATGGATCACGCTTATAGGTGTCATGTGTCTGGAACTTGCATAGATGCAACGCTCAATCCTAGATTAATAAATTATATGCAACGTAAAATAGGGATGATAGATGAATAAACGACTAAGAATGATAATTTACGAGCTAAAGGGTAAGGTAGACAGAGCCAAGGTTCAGGAGCGTATTTAGTGGAGGATAAATAAATGAAAAGCGAAGAATTAAAAGAGAATTATTACATAGGTTTTGATGGCCAAAAGCTGTCTAAAGATGAATATGAGCCTTTTTACCCTATTCCCGGCAGACAATTCATGCACGGCTATGTAAAAAAGAATAAATCTCAATTAGAAGAATTTAGGTGGAGGATATACAACAGATGAAACACTACTTAGAGAAGATATTAGGCCCATTCAGCGAACCAGAGATTAGGCCAGACGGGTCAAAACGGTATTTACCGGGTGATACTGTTACTATCACAATGGAAGCTAAAACAGACATTAAATGGGATAAAGACGAATGGGAAAATTCAGAAGCCTGCAAAAGAGTCAATAAGTGGTGTAAAAGGGAAATCTTTTGGTGCTATATTAACATGACCTTTGCTGTGATCGGGCTCATCTCAGTGCCATTCATTTGGTATTTCGTTAACCGATAAGGAGTTATGATGACTAAACCCAAAATGACAAAAGGAACTATTTTCACCATTGAGGGAGTTGAGGAAGATGCAGCAGGCAGACACATAAGAGACGGAATCTGCATCAAAACAGGCAAACCAACCCCATTTCCAGTAAAACTGATTCAATATGAGGTGACAAGTGAATCTTAGAGAACAATACACCAAAGAGACAGGCCAAAGCCTAGAGTATAGAATAGACGGCCCCCTAAAAGAATATATGTTGTGGCTTGAATCCAAATACAATGAGTCAAGGCTAGAACTAAGACAAGAGAGAGACGGTTTTCTAACGAGATTAAACAAGGCACTTGACCCAAGGGAGACAGAAGGATGAACCTTAGATACCAATACAAGCAAGAGACAGGGAAGAGATGCCCTGATTATCTATTTGATGAATGCGACCCGGATGTACAAGATTATGTTGAATGGCTGGAAAAGAGACTAGCTGAATACGAAAAGTTCAACGGGGCATTGATTAAGGCTTATGAACCAGACGAACCAATTTTAACAGTCAAAGAAACCCTAAACGAGCTCAACAAAGCAGTTGAGGAAATCTACAACACAGATAGGGGAATAAGTATTATTGGCCCAAGGGAGAAAAAACAATGACTAAGGAAGAATACCAACTATTTGATGGGATTTTGCTGATATTAGAGGATATGAAAGAGTCAAATCCAGCAGTAGAACACATAATAAGGGCTCAATTACAAGTATTAAGGGATAATTTAGATGAAATGCCTATTGAACCTTTTTTGAGTGACCCAAGGGAGACAGAAGGATGAGTAAGGTTAGCATAGAAATAGATAAATATGAAGGCCCAAAGCAAATAAACTGGGAAATAATCCATAAAGAAACGGGTAAATACTGGGAAACCACAATATATAAAGGATAAAAATGAAGACAGTTAGCGGATTTAACAGAGCAATGGCTGAAAGATTCAACCAAGTAGCAGACCTGGAGACAATTAAGACCATTGAATCCCTGCACTTACAGCTAATAAAACAGCAGGAAATCATTGCAAACCTAACTGAACTGGTAGACCTCCAGCTACTTCATTAATCAAATTAATAGGAATAAACAACAAAAACCTTTATATTAATATCATGGAACCTATCTGTAAATGTGGACGTTTATCTTTCTGGCAATACCAGGATGAATTATGCGGTATCAAGTTTGGTGCTTATTAGTGCCCATTCTGTGATATACCCGTCAGCAGAGAGGATCAGGATATTGAATCTATCATGATACTGGGGAGTGACTAATGAAACTAAAAAAAATAGTACTTGAGATAAAAGGCAAAGAGGTTTCAATGAGCCTTGAGGAAGCTAAAGCACTTGCTTTGGAACTGGGAAAACTGACAGAAAAAGAGGCACCAGTGTTTATTCCTTATAACCGTCCTGTTTGGCCTGATTCTCTACCTACAACTCCAATAGGCCCCCCACAAAGCCCTTTTTGGTACGCAACTCATACCACAAATGGAACTGAATTTACCGAAATTAACAGTTCAACAAATTGATACTGGGGAATGAATGAGAGTCTGGAAAAAAACAGGTAAACCAGTAGAGCCAGTTAAGTGGGAGACTAAACCATTGGATTTACCACCGATAAAGAAGGATGGCTTGTTGATACCTTGGATTGACGCTAAGAGATATATTTCCACCAACCCTAAATTAAACGCATGGGTGTCGTTTTACACTGATATTCCAGGAATTTAGGCTAATATGGATGACGACACATGGAACAAACTACAGAACGTATTACTCGCTTTCCTGTTCCTAATGTTGTTTTTAATGCTTATGAGGTGTATACTATAACATGACTACTGGCAGGCCCCCTAAGTACAAAAGCAAGAAAGACTTACAAGTCAAGATTGACGAATACTTTGTAAAGGTAAAAGAAGAGAACGAAACTCACCCTACCATTACAGGATTAGTATTGCATTGTGGTTACGCTGATAGAAAATCATTCTACGACCTCGAAAATCAAACTGAGTTTTCTCACACTGTAAAAGTAGCTCGCACAAGAATCGAGGAAGTTTATGAATCCCACCTAATGAAACCAGGGGCCGGACCAATATTTGCACTAAAGAATTTCGGTTGGAGAGATGTTCAAGAAACTAAGATTTCAGGTGAAATGACCACTAATACAGTAGATTTAAGCAAATTAAACGACAAAGAACTAGCTGACTACAAGAAACTAAGGGAGAAGATGGAATGACACCCCCCACATGCACTCATTGTAATAGAACCACACAAGTAATATTTGTAGCTTGCAGACCAGAAGCATCTGAATACTACTGCTCAAACTGTCACAAATCACAACACATTCCACCAAAAGAACTTGATTTCTGGCACCAAAGACACTTACAGGGGATAAAATGAGCAAGAAAGACGAACTCATTGCCAATCAATACGTTTACATCAAAAACCTTGAGGAAGAGTGCAAAACCCTTGAGGAACGAGTAAAGGAGCTAGAGAAGATAGTATTCAATGATTCCCCTGAATGGGCCAAAAAGCTCTCTAAAGCTGGATTTGGCGATGATTATACCGGAACAACGGGAAGTATTAAACTGCCTGAGTTGGAGGTAGTATGACTGAAGAACTAGAGGTATTTGACCATAAACAGCATAAATGGGTAAAGATTAAGGATAAACAGTAAAATTGTATATTCCTGCTCCCCCTAATTCTATCCAGCCGGGGCCAAATGACACTTTTGAATCAAAATAGCCATTCTTAATTGTAGATTATGACTACAGTCGAACCATCCTTATCCGATATAGACAGAGAAATCTTCTACAGAGACCATGAAAGGGAGACTATTACCGGGGTACTGGCTGAGAAGTTCATGTTTGGAGATGTTAGAATCTCTATCGTACCTAAGCTAAGACCATTATTCGAGTGCAATACAGAGAAATACAAAGATATTGAGTTCTTCCCTGTTGGTGGTGGCCGTGGTGGTGCTAAATCAAGGGGAATAGGGGAAGTCCTCGTTTTATTAGCCAGAAGCGAAAGAACGCGAATACTCTGCACCAGGGAAATCCAAAATAGTATCAAGGATTCAGTAAAGAAGGTAATTGAGAATTGGATTTACTTTCTAGGATTTGGCCCTGAGTTCACGATCACAAACGACACTATAATCCACAAGAAAACTAAGACTGACTTCATATTTATGGGAATGAGAGTGGGAACCTATGATGAATCAATCAAAGGTCTGGAGGATGTGAAATATGCTTGGGTTGAGGAAGCCCAGACAATGAGCCTTGAATCTTTGGATATGCTGATACCTACTTTAAGGGTAGAGGGTCGAAAGTTTTTCTTTAGTTATAACCGTAGAACTGAGCATGATGTAGTAGAAACCCTGAAGCGCAAGAAGAAAGCATTAATGATTAGTATCAATTACTATGACAATCCATTTCTCGAAAAGGTCATGTATGAGGATGCTTTAGAGGATAAAGAGCTTAACTTCGAGCATTATCTCCATATCTGGGAAGGACAACCAAGGGCTGAGGACGCCAGTAGTATCATATTGCCATATAGTCAATTAATGAAGTGTGTTGATTTACACTTGGAACATGGGTTTGGTGATGGGTTGATGCAGGGTGGATTCGATATTGCAGAGGGACAAATGGAGTTTCATGATAAGAATAGCTTTGCAGCGAGGTCAGGCCCCACAGTGCATAAGGTTGAAGAATGGCGAATTGGTGAGGTTTATGAATCAGTGCGTAAAGTGCATGGCTGGTATTATGAGTTAGGATTCTCAGAGGTAGCATTTGACGGTGTTGGGGTCGGGGTGGCTGCTAAGTCAGAATACGCCCGTATTGAGGCTGAAGAAAAGGAGAAAGAGGACGGATTTAGGATCCCTTATGATGTGATTCCAATGAAAGGATCGGAATCTCCAAAGGGGGCTGATACGGTATTCGTGAAGCATGGGAACAACTTAATAACAAATAAACAGCACTTTAAGAATATAAAAACACAGTTATGGTGGAATCTCAAACTTAGATTAGCCAATAGCATGAAGCTGATTCAAGGCCACAAACTAGATAGAGAGGGATATTACCTTTCATTCTCCAGTAAAATACCAAACCTTGACAGCTTATTCAGTGAATTAAGTCAGGCCACCCATAAATTAGATGGTGCCGGTCGAATAATGATTGATAAAGCTCCCGGCGTTAGAGAGATTAAGGTTGACAATAAGACTAAAAGTGTAAAAAGTCCTAACAAAGCAGACTCTACAATTTTATCTTATGCAAGGGACCTAGAATTTGGTTTAAGAGCACATGGAGACGAAGTTATCGAGGAAGAAGATATACCAGAACCAATTAACGAGTGGGTCATGTGAATAAAACAGAAGTTTTAGAGAAGTTTAAAGAATGCCTTGTAATAGGTGAGGCCAACTGGTCAGGGATACACAAAGATTTCAATGATGACAAGAAATTCATCCAATTTGGCCAGCAGTTAATCAATGACGATGGATCAGAGCAGAAGCTCAAAGGCCGTCCCCGTTTCGTAATCAATAAATTAATCCAGTTTGTAAAGTCTGTCTCTAATGAACAGCTCAAATCCAGTATTGTTGGGAAAACGTACCCTATTGATAATGGAGCAGATGAGGACAAAGCGCTTGCAAGACATGGTGTAATCCGTGGAGTAGAAAGGACTTCCAATGCTGAGTACGCTTATTGCTATGGTGCTGAAGAGGCATTGACAGGTGGAATGGGTGCTTGGAGAGTTGATATTGATTATATCTCTGACAAGAGCATGGATCAGACTATGAAGGTTAACCGAATAGTGGACGCTTCAACTGTGATGGCAGGCCCCGGAATACAACCTGATTACAGTGATTCAAAATGGTTCATTATCAAAGCTAAGTCAGACAAGGTTATTAAGTGGAGTGTTGACTACCACCGATTAGATGAGGCTAAAACAGATATTTGGGGGATGGATTTACAACCCTTTGAGTATGAATTTTGGTATCGAGAGGATGTAAAAGACACTCTTTATGTTTGGAAAACAGGGCGAACAGTATTCAAGAGCCAGGTTAAACCAGACACTCCAGATGATTTATTTGTAATGAAGGATGGCAAACGTCTTTCAAGACCTACCTGGCGCAGGCAATGGACTCAGTACCGGCTTAAATATGACGATTATGTAGATGGATATGAACCAAAGAAATGGCCCGGTAAATATGCTGGTATTGTAATCTGTAATGGTAGAGAGGTTTACCATGAAGGTGAGCGTAAATTACTTAGTCTGTGTAGGTATACCAAAGATTCTCAAAGACTGTATAACTTCGCACGTCAGGAGATGGGTCGTAAACTTGGGTTTAATCCTAAAGCAATGTGGCTTGCAGCAATTGAGGCTATACCAGCTAAATATAGGAATATGTGGAATCATGCTCATGAGGATACTTATGGCACCCTTTATTGGAATGACAAGGATAAATCAGGCAAACCTATCCAGAAGCCGGAGCTTGTTAATAGCTTCCCATTAGACCCTGCCTTATCTCAAGAAATAGCTGTCACTGATAGAGAACTGAAAGACACTACAGGCATTCAAGCTGAGAATCTAGCTATGACCTCGAATGCTACCTCCAAAGTAGCTATTGATGCCAAGAAGAATGAAGGCGATACAAATACATATGATTTCACTCATAATAAAGCGGTTGCGGTACAGCACACAGAAAGAATATTATTAGACCTGACTCCTAAAGTAATAGACACTAAAAGACAGATAAGATATGTGGGTGAAGATGATGCTGAAAAGGTGATTGAGGCCAATGCAGAGTATACAGATAAGAAAACAGGTAAGATTAAGATGGATTATTACTTCAGTGAAGAGGAAGAGTATGATCTAGGTGTTACCGTAGGGGCTAGTTATGACAGCAAAAGACAGCAAGATTCAGAGAATTTACAGCAATTAATGCAGTATGCTGACCCAACTGGTAAAATGGCATTACTACCCACAGCTGTTGAGAATATGGATTTCAACGGTGCCAAGGAAGCAGCCAAAGCACTTAAGAAAGCTGCAAATATGGTTGTACCGAACCTCTTTGAGATAACAGATGATGATGAGGAAGGGCCACCAAAACCAGAAATACCTGTAGAAGTCCAACAGCAATTACAAGAACACCAAGAAATGAAACAAGCATTTGGACAGATGCAACAGGAATTGCAGGAGCTTAAATCCAGTAAGGATGTAGAGTTTGCCAAGCTGAACCAACAGCGCAAAACAGAAGTTGATAAACTTAGGATAGAGCAGGAAAAGGTTAATGTCAGCAAGTTTGAAGCCCAGACTAACCGCTTGGAAGCAGGGCAGAAAGGCCGGGAAAATGAAGCTAAACTGGCAAATGACAAGCTGATAGCTGAATCCAATGAACAATTTGAAACTCAGAAAACAGAGATAGAAGCTAATTTCCAAAGCCAGATGGATGCAGTTATAAAGAAATTCGATGAAAGTGTAAAGTCACTTGAAAAACCTGATAAAGAAGAAAAACAGCCAATCACTATCATTAATCAGATACCTAAGTCAGGCGGTAAGAAAGACATTCAACCCAATGGTAAGGGTGGTTATACAGTAGAGACTGAGGATGATTGATGGATACGGAGTTAGCAAAGAATATTTCGATAATACTGGCAGCAGTAGGTATTTTACTCAAGATTGTATTCGATTATACAAAGTCAAAGGAAAGCTCCTATGAGGCTGTAATGACTACAATTGTAACAGATGTAAAGGCAATTCTCATAAAACTAACTGAGAATACAAGCTCAATCGGTGTAGTGGTCACAAGCACGAATGGGGAAACTAAGCAGTTGAACAAGAGTCTAGATAGGCTAACCGAGAAATCAGATGATAGGGCAGAGAAGCTAAATGATATTCTGGGTATGTCAAGGCGTGATCATGATAGGATTAAGGAAACAAACGATTCAATGAAAACACTGGCTAACTTATACGCTTCAACAAAGTATTGTAAGGTGCCAAAGGGAACAGCATAGGAGAGATAATGGCAATTTCAGCAACTAATTTGGCGAAATTAAGGCGGGGAGTCTGTAAAGACCTTCACCCTACTTTCACTAAAACAGAGATAAACGCAGCACTTGATTCAATTAATGACTGGTGGGAGACTGTAAAACTAAGCGGGTCAGGGGCAATTGAAACGGCTGCCCCCGGGGTATTTAATAATGCACTCAAGAAAAAGATTGCAGCGTATTGGTTTGAGCACAAATTTCAGGAGGATAAATAATGGCTACTTTCAGAATCCCAATAATGGGGTTTGGTACAAAACCCGATACAAGCGGTGATGTTTTCTTTGAACCGGAATCTGTAAAATACAGTAATGCTTTAAATGATGTACTACTTGGAGTTTTTAATGATACCGCTACCAGAATTGGACTAGCTTTAAAATTTAAAGTTCCAGTTAACTATGTCGATAATCCAAAGCTGATTATTACTTGGTCCTCTACTGCCACAAGCGGAGATGTTGAATGGGACTATGACTACACTTCAATTGCAATAGGCGAAACACTTGACCCTGCTGCTGCGCAAAGAAGTATAAATCAGAACGATACCGCCCCCGGAAGCTCTTTATTTATGTTAGAGGCAGAGTTAGCAATGACAAACACTGATTTAGCTGCTAAAGATTTGTGCAAAGGCGTTTTGTTCCGTGATGGGACTGATGCTGGAGACACGATGACTGCTTCTGCAATTATTGAAACTATTGAATTTGAATATACGGATGCTTAATGGCTAGACAGTTTTCCAAAACGCCCACCCCAGATGACGCAGTCAATTGCGGGGATTTTGCTTCTGTTGATGGGTTAACGACCTTTACAATGGGGGCATGGGTTAAGCGAGATTCTAGTAACGCATTGGTTAATATATCAAAGTTTTCCTCTGTTAACAGTGATATTTCAATCCAAGTGTTTAGTGATGGAAACATATACTTTGCGATGCGGAATGGTGCTAACACATCAGCGAATTTTGCTAGAAATGTAACTACATGGGACAGACTTTTAATGGTTTTCGATGGGGCTCTTGTTGGGGATGCCAGATTAACGTGTTTTTTAAATGGGGCTTCTCAAGCGTTATCATATACAGGAGCAATGCCAGCCACAACCCCAACTAATGCAGGGGATTTTATTATAGGAAGCATAAACTCTGGTGGGTCGGATGGTTCAATTGCAGAGGTTAAACTTTGGAGTACAGCATTAAACGCAGGTCAAGCAAAAGACGATTATTACGGTAGAGGCCCTCACGCAGATTTAGGGTATTGGCCTTTAGGCTATGGCAGTCCAGAGCCGGATTATTCAGGGGCAGGGAATAATGGCACATTGGTAAGTTCACCTTCAATCGTAGACCATCCCCCAATAGGGACACAGTTTGGGTATGATGAGAGTATAAGCCCTTATGAGGTGGCAGCAGCAGGTGGTCACGGTGGATTACTTTCTTCACAAAGAAATAGATTAGTAGGAGTATAAAATGAGTTATATAGGCGATTTTGCAGAAGATTATGCGACCCTGAACACAAAGTTTACAACTGTGGGCAGTGATGGGGCCTCAACCGTACTGGCTGGCACTCCGGCTATTTCGGTATACAAGGCAAACGGTACCACTCAGAGTACAGCCGGGATAACTTTATCAGTAGATTTTGATTCTGTAGTGGGGTTGAATAATGTGTTGATTGACCTTTCAGCAGATGCTTTTTACGCTGTTGGCAATGATTACCAGATTGTAATTACTACTGGAACAGTGGGAGGCACAAGCGTTGTGGGTTATGTAGTAGGCGAATTTAGTATTGAAAACCGCTTTATGAGAGGAACTGATTCAGCAGCCACAGCTTCAGCATTAACCACCCATGACGGCAAACTGGATACCGCTCAGCTCGATTTAGATACCTTAACGGGAGCAGACGGTGCCACACTGGCAACCACTCAAGGGAATTACGCCCCTAATGTAGTAGTACCGGATGCAGCAGGAGTAGCCCCAACAGCAGCGGAAATCTTCACGGCGGTATTAACAACCCAATTATCGGAAGCCTATTCAACGAAAGGATCGGCCCCCACCGCTGCTCAATTTATGTTTGAGGTTCTGGGTTTATTGAGAGAAAGAAGCGTAACAGGCACTACTGAAACAATTAATGGTATTGACGGCGCAACGGCCAAAATGACAAATACACTTGGAGATGCCACCAGTCCAACCTCAGTAACTAGAGCTACATGAGCGTAACAACCTATATAACAAGGGGGATTCATTCCTCTACAACTATTAAGGATTACATTACCCGAGGTCTGTCGATTGGCGACAGTTCTATCATATCAGATGCAGACGCAAGCAAAATTGCAAGTTATGTGTGGGAGCACGTATTAGAGGCTTCATTAGAGGCTCAGGAATTTATGAGAATAATGCTTTCTACTACGGCAGCCGGTTTAGTGTCAGGGCTTCCTGGGGAACCTCAGTTTCTAGCTCAAGATGGGAAAAAGGTTAGAGTTAGAATGATAACAGATGAGAACGGAAACAGATTAAAGGTTTTGGTATTGGACGGTAGTTAATGTACGGTTCTGGATTCTTCAGTAAATCATTCTTTGGTGGTGGATTCTTCGGACCAGCCCCGTTTACAGGTGATTCTGAACCTTGGGGGGTAGCGACAAAAGAGTCAACCTCTACGATACTAGAGAATCTACCAGACCAGACTTTAATCGATCTCAAGAAAAAACGAGCCATAATTGAGAAGATTGAGCTATTAAGAAACCCTTATTTACCTGAATTAACCACAATTGACAATCGTATCAGTGAAGGATTGATGAGGGAAAAACTAGCTGAACCAGTAGAACTGGCACCAGATATAGCTTTAATGATTGCTATTGCAGAGGCTTGCGATGACTAAAATAACTAAAGAAACGGTATTTTGTTTACATAATACTTTTTTTACGAACTCTAATAACTTATACTAAGACTATGATGAATTTTACTGGTTTTTTAAAAACTTGCAATAACCGCTTAGCGGGCTACAGGCTAACGGATGCCTATGAATCCGGCGTTAACTTGAGGTAACTCATGGCAGAAGAAGCAGCAACACCAGCAGAAGGCAAAGCACCCGAAACAGTGGTTGAGAAACCCGCTGAATCGCAACAGCCCATAGAAGAAGGGGCTAAACCTGAGGAATCAGGGCCAGAAACAAAGCCTGAAGCGAAACCGGAGGGGAAACCGGATGCAGTTATACCAGAATGGCGATTTAAACAGGAGTACAAGGCTAAGAAGGAGTTAGAAAGGGAAAATGCTGAACTTAAGGCAAAAGTCAATTCTAAACCTGCTGAATCTCAACCCCTGCAAAATGAACCAGTTTGGGAAGATTATGAAGCACAAGGGAAAACAGTAACCGATTTTAACAAGGATTATCTGGATTTCCATTATGATTCAAAAAGGGCCAAAGAGAAAGAACAGGAAACCGCTCAGACTCAACAGTCAGAATGGAATGACAGGACGATGAAAGCGACTCTAAATTACCAGACAAAATCACAGTCCGCAAGGGCAAATCATCAAGATTATGACGCGAAGATACAAGAAGCTCAATCCATTGGGATAGGCTTTGCTCCAGCTATTAATCTACTTATTGATGAAAGTGAGAATGCCGGGGAACTTAGATACCATTTATCAACCAATCATGAAGCAGCTTATAAATTAATGAGTTTGCCAATTGATAAGGCCATTCTGAAATTAGGCTCTATAGCTGGAAAACTGCCAACGGGGAAAAGTCAGCCCGTAAACATGACTAATACAGAACAACCGCCAGAACCCCTGCATGGCGGTGGGAAAGCACCAACTAAATGGCGTGAGGGTGGAACTCTTGCGGAATTTAAAGCAATGTTTCCCAGACCAAATTAATAACAGGAGCTAATAATAATGGCTACTTCTACCTATAATACCAGTGACCTGGTGAGCATGGCTGTAAAGGATTCTCTTTACTCTGACAATATGCTTATCAACACAGTAGACAAAGGCTACTCGTCTGAGTTTACACAAAAAAGTTATGTATCCGGTCAAACGGTAACTATTGAAATTGCACCTCAAGCTACTTTTACGAGTGGTCGAGTTGGTATATTGCAGGCCCGTAAACCTAAAACCGTAACAGCCACTCTGGGCCAATACAATGGAGTATTTGAAACAAGCTCTATTCAAAAGGCATATGACCAGAAAGGTGAAGCCGGGATTACGGAATACGGACGAACCATTGGAAAGGCACTTTGCCGTGAAATGGAAATCACTGGTTTTGCAACTGCTGCCCAGTATTTTGGTAATGCTGTAGGCACTGCTGGAACTGAACCCGGTTCTCTCCGAACTTGGTCAACAGCCAGAGCAAGAGTTAAATCACAGTTAAGTCATGGAATCACATATGCAGCTGCATCACCTGATGCAATGGTTGCGTTGTCAGACTCCCTCAAACACGCTACCAATCCAGGCACTGCAATTTCAAAGCAGTATGAGACTGGTGAAGTAAAACGTGCAATGGGTCTTGATTTCTATGAATCTGACTCAACCTTTCGCCATACCGCTGGAACTGTAGATAATACAACTCCTTTGGTAGATGGTACTCCCTCAAACGGTGCAACCACTCTTCACATTGATGGTACAACTAACGGTGAAATAGCAAATATTTCTACCAAGTTTACTGTCGGTGCGGTCGGGGCTGCCGATGCCGTTTATGCGGTAGACCCGCAGAGCAAGAAAAATCTGCCATATTTGTACACTTTCACTTGTACAGCAACCTCTTCTGCCTCTACTGGTTCAGGTGATGTTGATCTCACTGTCAATGCAATGTATGACTCTACTGATTCACGTCAGAACATGAGCCAACTTCCGCAAGATGGTGCTGAAATCACTTGGCAGACTGAAGATTCAGCACTGGCACAGCAGAACATCGTATATGGTCCTGATGCACTGTCACTGATAAGCGTTCCTTTGGCCTCTGATTCTTCAGGTGGCTTGAAAGAGACTTTTCAGAATTATGATGGTTGTATTATCAGAACTGCCATCCATCCCCGTGATGCAATCAATGACACTGAAACGCTCAGGGTTGATGCTTGCTGGGCATGGTTTTCCCCTCGACCTGAGCACGGTTGTGTTGTGTGGGGTGCCTAATATGCTAGGAAATCTAATAGCTGGAAAAGCATTTAAGTTTGGTGAAGCAAAAACGTGGGCAGAAACAGCCACTATTACAACTGCTGAACAAACTGTAGCTGCTCCGGGTGTCCTAGTTGGTGATATTGTGATCGTAACCAAGCCTACCCATCAGGCTGGCTTGGGCTACGTTGCCACTGCAAGAGTCGCATTGGTTGACCAACTCACGATTAAATTCACTAATCCAACGGCAGCCGGGATAACCCCAACAGCAGAAGAGGCATGGAGCGCAGTGCTCTTTCGCCCCGAATTACCACTATTAACCGATGCCACAGCATAGGAGAATAAAATGACTGAAGTAACAACTACAATCACAAAATACCAGGATACTGGTGAGACTGATGCCCCGGTCGTTATGCGAGCAGGCACCGTTTCAACTAGTCCTACATTAGGAAACGGTTATGCAACCGGAGCCGGTGGTGCGGTAACACAGATAACAGACAGAACAACTGGTGTTGAATTGAATAAGATTTGTGGCCAGATTACCACAGATAATACTTCACTTGCAGCCGAAGCATCAGCCAAATTCACTGTCACTAATTCAACGGTAGCCGAAGGTGATGTAATCGCCCTTAGTTTCCGTGATGCCGTTGCATTGAATACTGATGTTGTTGTAACAGATACAGCAGCCGGAACCTTTGAGCTTACAGTAATTAATAATAACGTAGCAGCCGGTACAGCCGAAACTGGTGCGATTGTCATTAATTTTGTAGTGATTAAAGCAGTAGCAGCTTAAAACTTTAGGGGTCAGAGATGGCCCCTATTTCACATTAAGGAGACAAAATGGGATACCCCAGTATTTTACATAAATTGGATAAGAAGGTTCATACAAAGAGATTCGTTAAAGATGAAGGCGAGATGCTTGATGCTTATGCAGCCGGATTCAAAGACAGTCCAGCAGATTTTTCCCCTGAAGCAATTGCAGAACAGAAGAAAATTGCAGCTCAGAAAAAGATAGATGATGAAATTGCAGCCAAGGCAAAAGCAAGGGCTGATAAAGCAGAGGCTCTTTTAGTAGAGCAAGAAGCTAAGGAAGCCAAAGCTGATAAAACTAAAAAATAGAGGTTTACATGAGTTATACTTTTCTGCCAGATAAGATTACTGGAACACCGCACACTACGGCGTTAAATTCGGCGGTTACTGATACTGCCGGGTCTTTGGCGTTAACAGGGTCTTTTGGATTTATTAGTGTGGGCCTTGCACCTATATATATTAGGTTTGGAATAGCTGGCACAACTGCGGTAACATCTTCAACTGGCACTAGACTGCCTCTTAATTATACAGGCCAATGGTCTTACCCTGAAGGATGCACTCATATTCATTTCGTCCGGGATGGTGCTGTTAGTAGCGTCATATCAATTCAGAGTGGCTTGAGTGGTACATGACCGGGCTAGAGTACATTCAAGGTGCTCTTGAGTTACTTGGTGTTCAAGACGCTGGTGAAGGTGTAGAACCAGAAGATAGCTCCACGGCCCTGAGATGGCTCACATCCATGTTAAACTCATGGTCTGGTGAGATAGGTGGAATATACCAAGACACTCAGGAATCATTCACTGTCACAACAGCGCAGTTGCAATATACAATTGGCCCTACTGGTGATTTTGTTACCACAAGACCGATTACTTTTATTAAAGCGGTTCTGAGGGATGTGCAGAATGTGGATCATGATTTAAGGTTAATGCCTAACAGAGAATATCAGGATTTCGCTTTGAAGTCTCCCGGTGATGCTCTGCCTTGGGCAATGGGTTATAACATGACTAACCCTGATGTGACAATCACATTTTACCCACCACCAGACACCACTTATACACTTAGGCTTACCACTGCAAAAGAACTAACTGCACCAGCTTTAAACACTGAATACGTAGTACCTCCGGGATATGATGATGCAATTCAATGGGGTTTAGCTGTTAGATTAGGCCCTGTATTTGGTAGGAGTAATATAGTTGGTAGTCCGGCTAATCCAGCAAGTATAGCAGGGATGGCAGCTGACATGTACCGTCAATTAATTATTTCTAATACAGAGCCAGAGGGAATTGGTCTTGATCCGTTGCAACCAGGAAACGCACATGTATTGAGAAGTTGGAAATATGCCCCATAAAAGGAGAAAGAATGGCAGATGTTAATTGGGGAATACAAAAGTTTCAGCAACCTAACCAGCTAAATATACAGCCTGGTATTCAGAACTATTTCCAAGGCCAAGCTAATCAAAGGGCCAATCAGCAAGCCCAACAGCAGGCCCAGCGTGCTCAGATAGAACAGGCCCAAGTAAAACAGGCCCAGCTAAAGCAAAAGACCATTAATGATTTAATGAAGCAAAGCCAGAAGATAACTCCAGAAGGGGTTACAATGGACAAGCCTAAATTTATTCAGGGATTGTATCAAGCTGGGTATGGTCAAGATGCACAGGCTTACGAATACCAACAGTACCAGCAAGACACTCAAAAGCAAAAAGACTTCATGAATAATTTTGAGATGAAGCGAGAAGCAGAGCGTTCAATGTTCAAAGACACTGAGGGTATGATGGAGGCTGTTGTTGATAAAGACCCGAAAGAAGCTGCAAAACTATTAAAACTTACTTATGCGAAATGGAAAATGGATGCTTCTGGCATAGCCGATGAGATCACTAGGGAACAATTTGACGCGATGAAGTTGTCAATGGAAGAAGATTTTGCCGGTCAAGGGCAGTTTCTAAATACAGATGCTGGTATATTGTTTGGAGACAAAAGAAGTGGTACTACAAGAACATTAATTAACCCTGAAACTAATAAACCTTATATGCCATCCTTTGCCCCTAAAGCAGGGAAGGTTATTGAAACCGCTGGCGGACAAACTCTTGTAGAGCCTGTTGGAGGTAAGCCTATCTCTCAATATGGGCCAAAACCAGCCACTACCATAGCACAAGCAAAATTAGACCTAGATGAAGAAAGGTCTGGTAGAGAATTTGAAAAACCCAACCTGACTATTGGAGAGGAGGCTATTGATAGAGAATTTGGGAAAGACTACGCAAAATTTGTAACTGGTGGATTTGCCGATGCCGTGAAGGGCGTAGACCAAATGAATGGCGCTGTCTCAGAGTTAAAGGCCGGTAAGCATAATTATACCGGCCCAGTTCTTAGCAAAAATCCGAAATGGGGCAGGGAAATGACTCACCAACCATCTGTTGATTTACAGGAAAGGGTTGAGGATCTAGTTCAGCGAAACTTGCGGGTAATATTAGGCGCACAATTCACAGAAGAGGAAGGGAAAAGACTGATTGCTAGGGCTTATAACATAAGTTTGGATGAAAAAATCAACGCAAAAAGGCTTGAAAGGCTAGCTAAACAGATGAATGATGCGTTGCAAGCTAAAAAACAGGCTGCTGATTATTTTAATAAAAATGGCACGCTCAAAGGATTTCCTATGCCTTTGATAACAAGTCAGTCACAATTTAATTTAAGCGGTTCCCAACCTATTACAAAAAAGCCTATTGGTACTAAGAGCACTAAGAAAAGACGCAAGGCCACTGCGGAGGATTTCTAGTGCCTAAGATATACTACACTAAAGATAAAAACGGTGAAGAGGTAGAGGTTGACTCTATCCTTGCAAAACAGCTTGTGGATAGTGGGAAAAGACAGCCTAGTGATTTTACAATTGAAGATTTACCATACACTAATCAACAGCCAGTCACCCAGCAACCTATGGGACAACAATCCGCTATGCAATTCGGCAAAGAGAATATAGTTGACCCATTACTAAAGGGTGCTTCCGCTGTTGGTGGGTTTGTTGATAAATTTGCAGGTGCCCCAAGTAGAGTTTTTGTAAATGAGATTATAAACAGCCCCACACAGGGCCAGCTAACAGATTTCCCGATAGTTAAGGGAGCACTCAAGGCAGGCAGACAGTTATTTAGAGACCCTTCACAAGCCCCTACTGGTAAGCAGATAATGACTGAAGCTGGGGTGTCTGATACTCCACTTAGCGAGAAATTCCCTAAAGGATTCTCTGAAACAGGGGAAGGGGCCACTACTTTCAAAAAAGGCGGTTTCTTTGATGTATCCCCGGCTGGTGTCGCTGGTCTGGGTGTTGATGTGGTTGCTGATGCTTCAAATGTAGTCCCTATTGGGCAGATGGCTAAATTAGCTGGAAAGGGTGCCGGGAAAGTTGCAGGCCAAACTGTTAAAACCGCCGGTAAAGCTACTGATTACGCAACCGGGACCAACATAGCCCAAAAGGTAGGGGCCGGTGGTAAGGAATTTGGAAAGACAATAGCAACAGGGCTAAAACAAAGATTCTCAGGGAAGCTATCAGAAGACCTACCCAAATATTTAGATGTTGGAAAGAAAAACAAGATAGACACTAACCTTTATCCGAAATCTGTCAAACATGGCAAAGAATCGTCTATCTCAATGAATGAGAAGAATATAGGTGAAGGGCCAGAGGGTGAGTTAATCCGAAGAGATAACAAGGAGCTTCACAAGCAAATAAATGGGGCTTTGGCCGAAGATGTGAATAGAATGTCAGGCGGACAGATATATGATGTTGAAACCGCTGGAAAGGAACTGAGGGAAGGTTACAACGCTGGATTGAAACAGGCTTTTGATGAATTAGATGTGACCTACAATTCAATAATCAAAGACAATCCACGCCAGCTTATTGAAGACAAAGCTTTTGTTAAACTTGAATCTAGGCTAAACGGTATTGAAAAACGCATGAAAGGGCAACTTGCAAGAGGCTCTAATGAATCTAAAAGTGCAGCCAAGCAGGTATTAGACCAGATTTCAGCTATAAGGCGGAATAATGGGTCATATAAACAAACTGTTGACCAGTTGCAACAGGTAGGCCGGGAGAACTTTTCCTCTGTGCAGAAATTCCAAACCCCTCCAGATGTTCAGGAAATGCGGAATATTTACGGGGCTCTGAAAGATGCTTTAGTTGAGACCGCTGATTGGATAGACCCGAATGTAGGTAAACAGCTAAGAACTAATAACAAAATAATGACTGAGATTTTTGGGGACAAGTCTGTATTAGCCGGAGTAATGGGCAACACAAAATCAGGCAATGAAACCTTATTTAAACAGCTTATTGCAAATGGTGACTCAAAGAAAATCCAATCATTAAAGAAATTTCTAACAAAAGACCAATGGGATGGGGTTAAAGGATCTTACCTATCTTCAATGATGGCTGAGACTAGGGCGGGGGGAATTAAAGACGGAACTCTGTTTTCTACGCTAACAGACCCTTACAAGTCAGCTAAATTTGATGTCATGTTTAATCCGAATGAATTAGACAATTTCATGGATTTACTCCGTTTAAAGGATCAAGTGGGTGCGCCATTATTAAGCAAGTCTGCAACAGGGTCATCAAATATGTTCCTTAATTTCAGAAATGATTTGTCAAGGGCTACTGATGCGGGTATTGCTAAATCAATCACAACTAAAAAACCGATTACCCAGTCCCCTTTGGTTAAGAGAATTGCGAAGAAAGCAAGGAGACCGGCTTTAAAAGGAGCACAGGTTTACTCAGTTCAGGAGCGTAACTAATGGTTGAGGTCCCATTCATAGGCCCTTCATACACATTGGACGCTCTGGATGTATCAGCGCAATCATGTGTCAATATGTATGTAGAAATATATCGTGATGGAAACACAAAGGTTCCTGCATCACTAAGGTCTACTGCTGGATTATCGCTATTTGCTACTCAGGTCGGTGATTGGAACATGAGGTGTTTGTATCTGTCATCTGACGGGACTTTCTTTGGAGTACGAGGGGATCAGGTCAGTACATTTAGTACGGCCGGAGTGGAAGCGGATAGGTTTGATTTAGATACTGGGTCGATTTCAACAGAGCAAGGAATAGTCAGGGCAGCGGATAGTTTAAACTCTGCTGAGACAACCACTAATGTTTTGTTTGTAGATGGAACGGCTAACGCTTATTCATATGATGTTACAACATTTACAGCTACTAAGGTAACTGATTCAGCTTTCCCCGGTGGGGCGTTTGTAGCTCAGATTGGTGGGTATTTTATAGTAAATAAACCCGGTACACTGAAAGCATATTTTTCAACTATCAATGATCCAACTACATGGAATACACTAAGCACAATTACCAAAGAATCCACAACAGATCACATTACTGCGTTAATTGCGCATGATGGTAGATTGTGGATGTTTGGTACTCAATCGCATGAGGTGGCAGGCCCTACAGGGGACAGTAATAACCCGTTTTTAAAGATACAAGGCACTGAGTCAGATATTGGGATAGAGTCCCCTGATTCGCTCGCTGGTGATGGTGACAGCTTATACTGGCTAGGTTCCGATAGTCAGGGGTTTGGGAAGATTTACCAGTCTCTGGGTTTTGATTCCCAGCCCATAAGCACCGTACCAATCGAAAGGGAGATTCATACTTATTCAGTTACAAACGATGCCGAGGGATTTTGTTATCAGCAAGACGGACATAATTATTATCAGCTTACTTTTCCAACCGAAAATAAAACATGGTGCTATGATTCAACTACTAGAATGTGGCATGAGAAATCCTACTGGAATAAATCAACTTCAACCGCTGAAAGGCACAGAGCAAGAGTGTCAGCTTTCTTTAATGGGAAGAATTACATAGGTGATTGGAAGTCAACAGGACAAATTTACAGTTTTGAACAAGATGTTTACACTGATAATGGCGATATAATTAAAAGGCGAAGAACAGGCCCAACTCACTGGAACAACCTAAACAGACTATTCTATTCTAAAGTAGAATTTGATTTAGAGGGTGGTGTAGGGCTCACATCAGGGCAAGGCAGTATTCCAAAAGCGAGATTTTCCTATTCAAATGACGGTGGTAATAATTACGGTAATGTAAGGCTTATTTCCCTTGGTAGAATTGGTGATTACAAGAAAAGAACTAAGAAGGAAAGGTTAGGCCGTTCTAGGAAAAGAGTATGGAAGATTGAATATACAGAGCCAACTAAATTCACCATTTTAAGCATGTTTGCTGATATTGGGCAGGGGTCTAGCTAATGGCTTTAAGTAATAAACTATCATCCCCTCCACTGCATAACGTCCATACAGAACTTGGAAAAGTTAAAACCGTAGAGCCGGGTAAACCTACTATTCCCTGGAATATGTGGTATCAGGATATTTACAACCGAGTCCCTGTAGTTGCTCCGGGTGGGTCTCTGGATGCTTCAAAGGATGTACAGACAGATTCAAGTGGGTTTCTAACTTCAATCACAAATACAGGTACGGTTTCAAATGTGATGAGTGATAGCCCAACTATTACAACTCAGTTCACATCCACAGGCACTAATATATTATCGGGTTTAACCTATCCTACAGTAGACGGTACAGCAGGGCAGGCAATTGTAACGGATGGGGCCAATACACTATCATGGGCCAAAAACCTGTTTGATGTGGAAGCCGGAATTACAGCAGGTACCACTCAAACACAGGCCGGTGGTTATGCACTTACTAAGTCTTTCAATGAAGTGGCTATATGCGCAACAGACGGGAACGCTGTTACCATGCCGAGTGCAAGTGTAGCGGAATACATTATAATTACAAATAATGGAGATGCTAATTTACAAATATTTCCCTTTCTAGGTGATAATTTTGAAGGTGTGGCTACTGATGCAAGTATAACTTTACCACCAAACACAGGCGGGGGTACTGGGGCTAATTCAATATTTTGGGCTCAAGACGGTACTGTCTGGCAACAAATGAATAGTATTCCAACGGGTTACGGTTCAAACACTGGATCGGGCGGGGGTACTAGGCATGGGTTAGCAATGTTTAAAGCTGTTACATCAACCCAAACATCCAACACACTAATGACATTGGACCAAGGGGCACATGGAATAGGGGATTTGTATTTTGATGAACAATCAACACAGGTGGATTTACACCTTCTTTCGACTGGTTCAAGTGGGGCGAAACTAACTGTTGATTCAAACAGTGCTAATGCTAATGCAGATGCTGAACTTACCTTAGAAAGCACAGCAGGCGATCCTCAGATAAGGTTTCAAACAGCAAGTGGTGGGTCAGGAACATGGTTTCTTTTTGGTAGGGATAACTCTACAACAGGCGACCCTTTAAAACTTTCATATGGTAACAGTATAGGTGACACTAATATATTTAGAGCTAAAACAGACGGGAACTTTTCATTTGAAGTAAGTGGCAAAGGCATTGAATGTTATGGACTTGGCACTGCTGATAGTGCAGCAGTAGGACAACCTACAGAGAATTTACATTTATATGACGATGGTACAAACTCTGTTTTGGATGGTGGCCTAGCTTCCGGTGTGGGCGCTGTAGCCCACAGCCTAAAGATACAAACCCAAAGCACAGACGCTATTGAGATAGACACTTCTCAAGATGTAACAGTACCAAACCTCGCAGGAGCCGGAACAGAGATAGTAACAGCAGACTCAGCCGGTAAACTGGGGATAGTCACTAATCAAGTTTCTATCCCCATGAGTTTTGAAAGTTATGATGCAGAACCAGCAAGGGGAAGTGAATCAAATATTCATGGTGCTTTGCTTTCTTTGGCAACTGGACAGGCTTTGAACTCAGTACCCACAGACTTAGTAGTAACTAAGGGTATTGGTAAACTGGTTATCGTGATTAATGCAGGTTCAGACTTTTCAGGAAGCATTACAGTAACAGGAACAAGCGTAAACAGAAATACAGGAGCAACCACAGGGGCCGACACAGACACAATTACAGTAGACGCTCTAACAACCGATACCTCAACTACTGATTCAAACGGTAATATGTTACATGCTTTTTCAGGTGCTTATATTACATCGAAATGGTTTACTGGTACGGTTACGCTTTCAACAGCAGATTTAACCCTGACAGATGTTGATGTTTGGCATTGTAGTTTCGAGCAGTTTAATGATATTGGGGCGCTTACTTTAGACACTTTTGATGTGAATTTACTCACTACTAATGCTAACGCAGAATTTGACGCTTACCTGTATTGTTTGGAGGTAACGGGAACTGATAAATGCTCTATTACCAGATGTTCCAGTTTGAACGTAGGTGCAGACGGTGAGACCGCAATAGCTAATAAATACTGGCGTTTAAGACGGGGAACAATTGCAAAGGCTTTAGACACAAGTACGGATGGGGTATGGGTTGATATACACTACTCAAACAGCCCTTCTTATATAGAAGATATGACAATGAAAGTATGGGCAACCAGACTTCAAGCAGTAGGATAGGAGATATATTATGGCATCATGGGATTGGAAAGATACACTAGGGGCCATAGGTGGCCCAACTGTTAGCGGTGCTTTAGGCATTGACCAGGCTATCACAGGCGGTCAAGGGGCAAATTACCTTGATAACGCAACTGGAAATGTGGCAAGCAATACCCTTGGCGCTATTGGTGGTGGTGTAGGTGATTACTTCATGGGGCCAACTAATGCAGCGGAAGCACAGGAACAAGCTGCAAGAGATGCCGTGGGATATGTAGGCGAAGGTTACAGCCAAGGTTTAGGAACTATGGGCGGTCTCGCTGATGCAGGAATGCAGGATTATCAAACCTACAGAAATCAGGTTCAAGGTGGTCAGTACCAAACCAATCCAAGGTCGTTTGAAACAGGTGGATACAACGCCCCTAATAGAGGTCAGACACCCGGTTTTAATCCTTACCAGCAAGGGCAGGCACCCGGCTTCCAACAATACAACAGAGGTCAAGACCCATCTTTCCAGAGGGCCGATGCAGGTAACTTTAATTTTGACTATCAACAGAGCCCCGGCTTTCAACAGCAATTAGACCAGACCCTTGGTGCCATACAGGGTAGCCACTCTGGACAAGGTTCAAGATTCTCAGGAGGTGCGACAAAGGATGCTATCGATTATGCCTCTGGGGCGGTATCTAGAGATTACGCTCAAGATTATAATCGCCAGCGTGGCGCTTTTGAGCAAGACAGAGGATTTGGAGAACGTCAAGCCGGACAGCAAAACCAGTTCAATCAGGGAAATTATCAATTCGGTCAGGGAATGGATGCTAACCAAATGGCACAGCAAAATCAATTCAGCCAGAACCAATATCAGTTCGGGACGAATGTAGGTGTCGGTCAATCAGACCAAGCAAACGCCTATGGTAATCAAAACTTCTGGCAAGGTGCAGGGATGGATCAAGCTAATTCACAGTTTGGGTTTAATGCTGACTTAGCTGCCAATAACCAGAATTATGGAATGTACAATCAACAGAACCAACAGCAGGCCAATATGATGGCAGGTCTCGCAGGTTATGGCCCACAAGCACAGCAGAATTACGCTAATATGCAGATAGGTCAAGGTGAAGCACTTGGAAACGCTGCTTTAGGTCTTGGGAATGCTCAAGCCAATAGTGCAATGGCAATGCAGAATACAGTCAATCCTATTTTGAATACCGCTGCCCAATTTGGGGGAGCATATTTAGGCGCAGGATAAAGGAGTAAAAATGGCATCAAATCTAACAGCAACACGCTTTCAGTCTTTTCTGGCAGATGGTACAACACCAAATGCTTCTGGGAAAGTTTATGTGTATGAAAATACAACGGTGGTTGAAACCAATTCATATACAGACCGGGCAGCAGGCACTCCAAACCTAAATCCCGTTATTTGTGACAGTGGTGGTTATTGTGCCATTTGGCTTCCAGAAGGGGCTCAATACACTATTGCAGAAGAAACTAGCGCAGATGTGCCAATTCGGAGTACAGACGGTATTTCAGTAACAGACCTTGAGAACTGGGTTGTATCTGGCTCAAATATAAGCTTCAGTGCTGGTAATGTAGGAATAGGTGGGGTAGCTGGTTCAGAGACTTTGAAAGTAACTGGGACTTTCGCAGTTACTTCTACTGCTGCAATAACTGGTAATGTAACTCTGGATAGAGCGTTGACAGTAAATGAATCCGGCTCTGATTTTGACTTGAGAGCAGAAGGGCTTACAGCCACAAATTTATTCGTAGTTAACGCCGGGGCCGATCAGGTTAATATAGGAACCACTACAGAAGGGGCTTTAGCTCAGTTTTCATCTGGTCTAATTTCCTTAAAACAACTTACTCAAGTAACGGGTGGGTTACAGGTTCTTAGTGGTGATTTGAATATCTCTGCTGCTGGGGCTGCTCTTGCTATAAATACTGGGGTTGCTACTGATTACGCAGGTACAGCTGTATTATCTGGTGGGACTATAACAGTGAGTCATACCGGGATTACTGCCACTGATTTGATAATTTGCTCAAGGTCTACCACTGGAGGCACTGAGGGGCATTTATCTTATACAATATCAGCATCGACTAGCTTTACAATAAACAGTTCAAGCGGAAGCGATACAAGCACAATAGCGTACTTAATCGTCAAACAATTATAGGAGAAAAATGGAAACTGAGGCAACATTTACAGACAGTGATTTCAAACAATTCAGTGAATTAAACCCACTAGCATGGTTTCAACTGTGCAATATCAGATTAACCCGAATTATCGGGGAAATGCAGATTATAAAAAGCAATATGGAAAAGCACGCGATAGAGCAAGACGCTCATATATCCGATTTAGAGCAGATAATAGAGGATTCTAAAAAAGAGTTACCTGAGACTCCGGCATAACAGCCCTCGAAACTCTGACTGTCATTCCGTTCTCTATCCTGGAACCACATTCCTCAAGTACACCGTTTTGGTGTAATTCTGTAATTCTAGGCTGGCAGAAATTTAGATTGTCAGAACCGGGTTTTAATGAGCGCAGTACCTCCCTGTCAGTTAATTGCTTCCGTCCAAAGTAGAAGTGTTCAAATATCATTTGTGATCTGGATTTCTTCTTACCGGAATTAATCATACTCTTGTAAGCCTCAAGTGAATTAGGGTGCATTTCTAACCTCCTTTGGTGCTTTTTGTAGTGGTTGCCAGTGGGTCACGTTCTCGCAACTATCCCAACCCCCATTGGTTATTATCTGCCATTCCCCGTCAATTAAAATACCACAATCGACAAGCCCATTATCACAAAGCAACACTTTTACATTTTCTTTAGGGAGCACATCGTCAACCGAAAGCCACCTTTTATATAAGAGTTTCCATAGTTTATTTTCCCTCACGGCTTTTTTGTACTTTTCCATTTGTACCTGATAAAGTACCCAAGTAACTGGGTTTAGCTGTGTACCTAGCTCTGTGTAGTCGTGACCGGCGTTGCAGTCTTTGAGTAGTGCGTCATGTTCAAATGCTCTTGATTTCCACCATTCAGAATCTTCACAGCCACATTTTTCAATAGTCTCTGGTTGTTTCATTTATGCCCCTTTTTAGTCATCTAATCCTATGATCGGCCTGTTAATAAACTCGTTAAACTCATCCATGCAATCTATTTTTCTGATTAGCACAGCACTTTTACACCAAGTACATTTGAAAGCGTAATAAGCCACTTTCTCTACACTCAAATCCCGCATGAAATGGCAGTCCTCATAACAATTTGGGCACATTACAACGCTGTTATCCAACTGGCAAAGCCTCCCAATATCTTTTGTCTAAGTCTTGCTCAGATTCATCACCAAACCTATTCACAATAATAAGCCTTAGGTGCCAGTAGTAATATTCAAAGTCAGCATATGCAAAACCAAGCTGATCCCACTTCACATCATCAATATAATTGGTGTTTTCAATTTCAAATATTATGCACTCTTTTTTTTCAATATTCCATAGGTAGGCATCAGGAATAAAATCAATTCTTATTTCCTCAAAACCCTCTTCTTTATCGGCCATTTCCTCTATAATCATATTCATGACTTTTTTGAATTTATAGCGCATTATTGAAGGGTATCTTTTCTTAATTTTTTGAAAGACTTCTATTTCATTCTGACTCATTTAATATCCCCCACAGCCTTTAAATAATCCAGGTATAACAAACAGCCCTCAACCCTCTCCAGTGCTTTTTGCCTTGGGGTCAGCTTGCGCCATCTTGCTAGTTCAGCTTTTTTTCTTGTATCACTCTGCATTTTCAGCCTCCAGTTGCTTGATTAATAGTTTGGCCTATGCTTCTGCCATTTCAGCAAGGTTTACAAGTCCCTGCCTTAGTGGGTGATAATTTTCTTTCAGAAACCATGAATTAGAAAGTAGACCCTCCAGCGCCCTCCCCGAGAACTCATAAAGCCAGTTCCTAGCCCCTCCATCTGTCAGGCCCTTCTGGTATGCTTCATCATAAACGGTGGATGATTCCTTTACCGCTTCTTTCATTTGGTCATAAAGAGATTTCTTAACCCATTGCTCCCCGTCGTGATCTATTGTTTCTGTTACTTGTGTCATAAGTTCCCTCCAGGTCGTATTGTGAGTTTGTACATAAGGGTTACTTGTTCGTTTAATAAGTCTGGTTCTAGCATTTTTCCTCCTTTCCTTCGAGAGTTTCTAACATTTTAACATTTTGCTCAAACATGTTAAAATCACTTTGAGACCCCATAATTATCTCCCCCCAGTTATTCATTAGATTCATCATTTTATCATAGACAAATCTCGGTATTATATTGAAGGTTTCTGACCTAGCCTTTCCTATAGGGTTTTCCATCTTGATTGTAATTTTGACAGCATATGCCCTTTCTATGGTTTCTTTCCGTTTATAATCATCTATTATTTCCTTGTCTGTTTTCATTTTTTCTCCTTTAGTAATGTTCTCTTAAAGTATCCAAAACTTTCGATTGTTGTTCTGAAGTAAAATCAGCCCCTCTCTTGCAAATGCGCTCTATGTCATTGTACATACTGACGTTGCCAACTATTCTTTGTGCGGTTTTCCCTATAATCCAAAAAATACCGACCCATATAATGGCGTATACTGTCATCTGGAAGTAAGGCCAAAAAAAGTGGATTAAGGCCAGACTGTAAGCCCCTTCCCCCGCTTTACCAACCATTTCAAGTATCATTTTTAATTGCTCTATGTTCATTTTTTCTCCTTTAAAGCCTACCGGGTGCAAGGAACAAACTTGCGGGCGTGATTACCCTACCCGGTAGACTATTTGTTATTCTCTTATTTTGGCTAATATTTCAGAAATCTTGTATGAATCCTGAATCTTGAAAGACTCAAGGAATCCTTCTATGGTTTCTTTCGCTCTCTTTTTCGCTTTTTCTTGGAGAATTGGAAAACTTTCAAGGCAGTCCCCCCATCGACCTAGAATATAATCGCCCGTTCCGATACGCCAATTATACTGACAAGCTATGACAACAGGGTCGGGCTCTTTTCTTTCTGGTGACATGATATGTATAGTTCTGTCTGTTATGTTTAACGATTTAAAGTGACTTGCTAATTGAAGTATCCTTATGGGTATCACCTCTTCCTCAAAATTTTCTAATGGGGTTACTTTAGGGAATAGCGTGGTATAAGTGAATACTTCGTCATCATTCATTTTTCTATATGGGCAAATATCTTTAGATTCGGAAGTAAGATTTTTCTGCCCTTTTAATCCTAAATCATCAACAAACTTTTCATATTCGGTTTTATTTTCTATCGCCATTTCGGCAACTTCTGTGTTTTCAAATGTTTCTATTTCCATTTTGTTCCTTTGGTTATTTGTTTCTACGCAACCAATCGTCAGGGCTTTCTAAATAAGTCTCCCATTCAACGGCTATATATTTAAGTGATTTGTCTATAAGTTCTGAAAATTCTGTTGTATTCATTTTACTTGTAGGCTGGACTATCCAATCCTCTAATTCAGGGATGTATTTTAAAGCACATTTGGCTTTTAGAAACTCCTTTGCAAAACTGGCTGAAACTTTCTTTTTCATCCGTTCTTGAAGAATTAAGGCAAATGAAGGGGCTAAATATCCATGAAAATACCTGTTTTGTGGGCTTGTCCGTTTATTCTTGAACTTCTCAATTTCATAAAACCCATCAGCGACAGGCTCTATGATTTTATTGTTTAGTACCTGGATTTTCATTCGCCATGTGCCAGAAAAAGGGTGTCAAGTATCTTTTTGTTTTCTGGTGTATCAAGTAGTTTATTCTGGTTAAGCTGTGTTTCTAGTGTTTTGACTGTTTCAAGGTCAGCACATCTTGAGGCTATCCCTGACCATTCTTTCTGTAGATCCTCTGGGGATTGATTAGCGTTTACTGGTGGGGTTCCGTGGACTCTCATTCTATGGGTCTCAAAAAGCATCTTCCAAGTTTCTATCTTATCACCTCGCTTTCCAGACAACCAACCCCAAGCACCCTTGGTGTGTTTCTTTTGGAATGCTTTGGCATAATTAGTGTATTCTTCTGGAGTTCTGAGTTCTAGCAATTCACCATTTACAGAAGCCCGAGAGGGTAGTTTGGGGCCGTTTACAGGGGGTTTCATTGTATCCGCATCTTTGGTGTCATCAATACAGAAAAGACCATTAAGGGCATATTTACGGGCATAGGAGCTTGCTGTGCCTGTTATCTGACTTTCATCCATTCCTTTTCTGGAAAGCGGTTCCCTGGCAAAGGCTGAGACTGATACATTCCCATCTTGCCCGAAGTTTTTACCATCCTGATTGTAAAGTTTTGCAGTGGCTTTTATGTAGTAACGGTCTCCAATCAAAACTATTTCATCAGTAATCGTTAATGAACACTCTTGTTCAGCTAATAGCGGTTTGACAGCGTTTAGAATATCCTCACAGCTACGGTATTTATACTTACCAAAGGCATTGGTCTGGCCTTTCGGCGCCTTTAAGGCGCTTTGTATTAGTTGTAATTCTTTCATTTTACCCCCATAAATTCATTAACGGTTAAAGGTTTTTTAGGCAGGTTTCTCATAATATCCTTATTCAACTCAACCCCGTAGAATTTCCGTAGCTTTTCCCGGTAGATGTTTAATGTTCTGTCATCGCTCATTTGTTTAGCTCCTTATCTAGGGTTTTAGCTAGCGCTTCAATCATGGGTTCTGAATTGCCTTTTGCGTGAAATAATTGGTGGGGTGAATCATCACCGTCTGAACATGGATACCCAAGTGTTTCACGCAATGGACAGTCAGAACACCAATAATTATTACATAATGAACAACTTGAAGATCCAAATCTAAAGAACTCAGCGCAGGATTCATTCCCTTTCACATCCATATCTAAATCAATTTCACAATTGTGTTTTCCCAGATTCTCAGGTGTTAATCCTATCCACTTCATTAGTGAATGCTCTATCCTCTGTGCTTTCGTTTTGAGTTCTGGACTGTCTGCTGGTATCCGGTAAAACTCTGATTTCCATGTTTCTAAGCTCATTTGGCATCCTCCAGTATCTTGCTTATAGCCTCTAAAACACCTTTCACACTGGACTCCTGACAGCCCCAATCACCTTTGTCAAAGGCTTCTTGTAGGGTGGGGTGCATGGTGGGGGTTGGTTTTTTCTTTAGACGGTTGTATTCCGATTCTGATATTTCAACGGCCCAACTCGCTAGAATGTAGTCGCCATTAGAAACAAAAACCGGACCAGCATAAGAAGTACTATCAAAATTTTCAAAAACAAAACTCTCTCCGGAAGCCCCTTGTTTGCCACCTATGCCCTCTTTCTCACACATTTCCTCTGTCACATCTTTAATAAATACTCCATATCTCATAACTCTATCCTCTCATTGTTAAGTATTCTGTCAATTGCTTCTAAATTTCCATTCTGTGAGTCCCTGTAAGCACTCCAAGCCTGTACTCTTTTAGCCTCTTGCTCTATCCATCTCTGTTTCTTGATGGCTGTAAGCACCTTCAGATAGACTATGAAAGCAAGGGCAAAGGCTGGTAATAAGATAAGCTCCATTATAACCCCGCCTTTTTCAGATAAGCATCACAAGCGTCCCCTATACGCTTTCTGCCTGGTTCCTCACCCCGCATTAGATTCTGCAAGGTGGTAGGTGAAATCCCTATTTTAACAGCTAGAGCTACTATAGAGCCCTCTTTGTCAATGCCCTTCTTTAATCGTTTTCCTAGTTTCATTTTTATCTCCTTCTTCGTGTGTATTCGGAACTCAACTGATAACCGTCTGAATCGAAATTATCTCCAGTCTCTGCAAAAATGGCCTGAATTAGCAAATCCATCATAAAATCTTTCATCTGCCATTTCTGTGCCCACTGGTCAAAATCAACGTCTATCTCTTTGCCTTTGTCATTTGTAAAAGCAATTTTCCAGATACGGGTCTCACCGCAACCTGATTCAGTTTCCCATGATACAGGGATTGTTTTGATTACTTCTTCGTCTTGGTTGCTGATTTCGATTGTTGTGTCCATTTGTTCCTCAGTGTTATTATGACTTCAATATAACACCAACTTGGTATACTTGTCAAGCTCTATCTTCAAATAATTGAAATAAATCTTTTTTTTATTTTTCACTTGCATTTATCTATGGAATGGGTTTATATTAGAATCATCTGATAAACTCAGATTCCCCGGCGGTTCGTCTCACGTACTAAAGGGGAGTCATTTATCAGTAGAGTGAGTTTGTCAGAATCCACTCGAAATCATAGCAGTAAGCATCCGGTGAAGAGCCTAACGGTATCTCTATGGGAAAGGTGCAAGTATATTATAGTGGTGTAAATCAACGGGCAGACGGCATTGGGCGAAACGGTTAAAGAGTCTCAAAGTACACGAGATGTTCATTGGAGTAGTTTTGGCAGTGAGATACAGGTTCGAGTCCTGTCACCGCTTATATTTTATGGTCTGGTTAAGCTGATGGTTTAGCTCCTTTTAATCGAGGGTAATTGTAGTATCGACTGCTTAAACAACAGTTTTACACTCAAGGGTTCGATTCCCTGCCATTCCCCAATAATATATATGGGCCTGCCACAGGTTCCCGGATACCAGGATTCGGGAGAGGTGGTTAACAAGTACAGCTAAACGACTCAGCGGAGTACGGTTATTTCTCCCAGTGTTAAGTCTTTTCAAGATTTGGCACTGGGAGAACTGCGTTTGCACACAATCTAACAGAGTAGAGGAATTATGGTTATATACAATAAAGAATTATCAAAAAAACATAAAGCGGTTAAAGACAGAATAAGAGTAAAGAACAAGGATTCAATCTATATACCCTACCCTACAGAACATTCTGAGACTGAGGTGGTACATTATATATTAAATGAATTGCACGAATTAGAAATAGATGCTCGCGCAGAAGTAAGCTCAAAGGATGGTACAAGTAGATTTGATATTGTGATATTTAAGAATAAAGTTGCTCAAAGAATAATAGAAGTCAAAAAAAGGAATGGCACTCTTACAGAAACACAGCGTAAAAAATATGAAAAATACCAGATACCAGTAGACCATGTAAGAGGTGTGAAAGGGGCCGACAAGTACCTTAAAACAGCCTTTGAAGTGATTTTATCACAACCTATTGAACTAGAGAAGAGACCAAGCAGAAGAAAAATCACAGAAGAATTTCAACCTTGTAGAAAATGTGAAACCCCAGTAATTAGAATTTTCCCACAGAGAACCGAGAAACCGGGCCAAAAATACAGATTCCAGTCTTATTTAAAATGCCCATCTTGTGAAACCATGTACATGAATGAAAAAGATAAAATTTACCTATGACTGGGAGAGGTACGATCACACACAATCTAGCAGAGTAGAACAAACATATAACAAACAATAAGGAGTAACAAAATGATTAATGATGAAATGTACCCAGACTTGCCAGAACAGGCAAAAAAAGAATATCAGGAGTTAATCGATAATGCAAAGGACAAAATAAAGGAAGTGGCTGAAAAAGCGATAAGTGACCTTTATTGTGATGTTGGAACTCATATTGAAACCGACTCTTGGACAAATTTCAGAAATACCCTAATAAATGGAATTAAAGGTTATCCGAGCTATTTAAAGCATGACTTCAAGAAAATCAGAGAAGAGATATTCAAAGAGAATCGAGAAGAAATTATCAAGGACTTAAACCAGGATTTAGTGGATGAGGTTGAATCTTTAAAGGCTCAATTAATACGTGCATACGATAGGGTCTATTGATGACTAAAAAGAAAAAACTCAGCGAGGGAGACGGTTGCCGGAAATGTGGTCACCCTGTCACATACAGAACCCCTTTAAGGAGACCCAAGAAGGGCCAGAAGTACTATTTCAAAAAGTACCTGTACTGTATCTCTTGTGGGACAATGTACATGATAGAATCAGAGAAAGTATTAACCAACACTAAAGGAGAACACGATGGAACCTGACTATAAATTAATAACAGAAACTTTTATTAGATGGATAAATGAAGGAGCTACTCTTTCGCCACAGGAAAATGGCAGTGTCACTATTAAAGATGGTGTTCTTAAGGGACTTCATGTTTATGGTGCCAAGGCCGGGTTTAAATTTAAAACCAACCAGTAACCAAGGAGAAGTATGGAAACTGATAGAGAAGTCGCTGAAATCCTCTGGTGTTTGCTTGACGATATTGACACAGCGGGAGATATATTTAAGCCAGAACTAAATGCCTATTTCAAGTATGTGGCGAAAAAACACGCTGAGCGGTTCAAATATATTTCAAGTGATGGATATAAATTAATTTGGCCGACAAAGGAGTAGAGACAGATGAAAACCGCTCTATTCCTAACAGCCCTGTACATTTTGGGAGATTATAATTTCTGCTGGCTGTACTACCCCGACCAGGAGCGGTGGCACCCTGAGCCAGTTGATATTAAATACTGCTTGGAAAAGAAATAGCTTGACAAACTCCAGTATATACCTATAATTAAGTATACACTAACCAAAGGAACAAAATGAAAATTATTGAGGCAATGAAAAAAATCAAATACCTGAGAAAAAAGGTGGATGACCTTACAGGGAAAATACAGCAAAACGCTGCTGATTATGACCATGAAAAACCCCCATACGGAACCCCAGAGGAACAGAAAGAACAGGTCAAAATGTGGATTCAAAGCGCAGAAGATGTGATCAAGGAAATATTAAGTCTAAGGGTAGCAATTCAAGCAACCAACATTTCCACAGACTGCTCTATTGAACTAGGTGGCAAGCAGGTCACAAAAACAATTGCTGAATGGATTCACCGCAGACGGGATTTAGCAGACCTTAATAAGGCCGTATGGAACGCTCTGGGAACTTCTGGCAGAAATCAAAAGCATATTGCCTTTAAGAACATGGAAGGTGATGAACAGGTAGCTGCTTTAAGATTCCATTACGACCCAGCACAAAGGGACAAAATGAAAGACGTTTATGCAGAAGAACCTAGTCTAATTGATGGGGCTCTCGAAGTTAAAAACGCAGTAACAGATTTAGTTTAAATGAATTTCCTACAAACAGAGATAAAAATTGATAAAAACAGAATGCGGTACGGCATTAAGTACAACGATAACCAGCTGAATGAAAATTTAGCAATTGCTTCTGGTGCAATGGTAATACATCTCGTTAGAGAACGTGGGTTCGAATCCCTCTCTGCCTGTCATGGACAGATAGCCAAGTGGATTAAGGCGTGTATTGACAACAATCTAAAGGCTCAAGTTTCAAGGCTTCAGTACGCAAGTCTCAAACTCATAAAGCCCGCAAGCATCACAGTATCAAGGCTAATCTTGGAGATTCCGAGAACGTCCTTAGACAAGTTAGTTTTTCTGTTATCATTCAAATCTTCTAAGGCTTCCTGTTTGGGAGGATTTATTTAAAAAAAGGAAAATATGCGAAAAAAACTATTAACAATTAAAGTCCATGAGGCCGAAAAGAAAGCCCTGAAAATTGAGGCTGATAAAAGAAATACCAAAGTAGGTACAATGCTTTTAAAACCCTTTCGGAAAATACTCGACAAAGCCAACAAACAACCTTTGAGGTAAAGTGATGGACCAATACGCAGAAATCGAGAAACTCAGGTGCGAACATGGTAGCCTGGGATGTTATGAGTGTCTCCGCAAAGAAAACGAGAGGCTGAAATCCGGCATTTTGAAAATGAGTTCCCAGTGTGACGAAAACATTTACACATTAAAGGAAAATTTCAAAAACCGACAGGACTCTGATAATTATCCTTATGCTTTTGATATTACGTGCCAGAAAGGGTTTAAGATTAAATTAAAAAGGCTTCTCACCCCCACCCAACCAAAGGAGGGTAATTAATATGGCAATACGAATCGCAAGATTAATGGATGAGTTCAGGTCTCAAAAAACCGGAATCAGCTTCCACCACTTTGCATCAAAAAAAATAGGTGAATTGGAAGCCACCATAGACAAGCAAGCCACCCGCATCCAAGCCCTTGAAGCCCGTAATACTTTACTACTTAAATATGCTAGTCATAAATGGGAATGCAATAAATCTAAAGATTTTATAGGAAATGACAGTAAATGCACTTGCGGATTGGACGAACTACTTAACCAAGGGGAATGATGGAATTGTGGAGGAAGTGTCATGGAGTGGCCTCTGGTGAGGGTGTACACATAAAAATAGCGAGTTCGATTCTCGCCCACTTCCTACCACAAGCTTTATTTAACCAAGGGGAATGACAATGGAGCATGGAATTGTAAGGTGTGAGAACTGTAAAGCCAACAAGCAGGAGAGTAAAAAGCAATGAACGACGAACTTTTATTGGAAATTGAAAGCCAGAAGCATAAAATGTTTGCAGAAGGCACAAAAGATACTAAGCCAACCCATGTTGAAATAGCAGACGCAATAAACAAAAGAGGCTTTCTCGTTTATAATCTTGAAGTTTTTC